GTGCCATTCTTTAATGAGAAGGCAACAAAATCATTAGGTAAATTTCTTGCCAAATGGAAACCCCATCGGACAATCTGCATTGGTGATGAAATCGATCTGCCTCAGCTTGGCGGTTTTAATGCTGGAACCATTGATGAGATGGTCGGCAACATCCATGATGATCGAGTGCTAACTCAAGAGGTTTTAACTTATCTTGGCGTAACGGATGTATTAGGCAGTAATCATGGAATTAGGCTTTATAGATCAATTAAGAAACGCTTACCTAGCTTCTTAAATTTACCTGAGATGCAATATGAAAAGTTTTTAGGTTATGACAAACTAGGCATTAAGTTCCATCCTTATGGCTTGGACTGGGCGCATGGTTGGACTGCCGTTCATGGTGATGCTTTTCCGCTTAGCCAAGTGCCGGGTCAAACAGCCTTAAATGGGGCTAGGAGGCTTGGAAAGAGTGTAGTGTGTGGTCACACCCATAGATTAGGGCAATCAGCCTTTACAGAGGCTTCTAGAGGCCAATTAGGGCGAACTGTGTGGGGTGTTGAGGTTGGCAATTTAGTAGATTTGAGCAGTTCGGGCATGGCATATACAAGAGGTTACGCAAACTGGCAAACAGGCTTCGCTGTGGCTTATGTTCAGGATCGTAAAGTGCAGGTTATTACAGTTCCAATTAATGCAGATGGCAGTTTTATATTTGAAGGTAAGGTTTATGGGGCTTGAAAGCGACTATCTCGAACGCACGATTGATACTCATATCGATGAATTTGAGGATCTTGGCGTTATCTAATCGTTATAGAACACGCCGCAAGCGCAGTAGATAAAACACTTGATTTAGGTCAAACTTTATGTATCCACAAGATATGTGGGGATATGTAAGGGAGCGACATGAAACTAGATCTAGGCAGTAGAGATACAGCTTTAGAATACGCGGAGCGAGGATGGGCAGTTTTGCCATTATTGCCACGCAAGAAAGATCCGCACTTTGACTTGGCTCAAAGGGCTTATTTATCAGCTACAACTGACCAGAAACTTATTAACTTTTGGTTTGATTACGATGAGAAAATCAATCTTGGCATAGCCTGTTATCAATCGGGTTTAGTTGTCTTTGATATTGATTTCCGTAATGGTGGCAATATCGATGAACGATTTGCGCCGACCTATACAGTAAAAACAGGCGACGGATATCATCTTTACTATCAAGCAAATCCAACTGATGTTTTTGCTGGCAAACTTGAAACTGGCATTGATATTAAATGGAAAGGCTATGTGGCTGCTCCACCATCAGTTCATCCGTCAGGAGCAATCTATACAGTAATCGATGACAGAGATCCTGTTGTATTGCCTAAACAATTAAGGGAGTGGGCAACAAAATGACATTAAAAGAAGCTGGTTTAGTTTGGGTTGCATCAATGGTTGCAATTATCTGGGTTTATGGAATGCACGAAAGCGCAAAACAAACTCACTATTGGCGTGGTCGAAAAGACGGCTGGGATATGCACCGCAGGATGATAGAAAATAAAAATAATGCCGACAAATACTGAGCAGTTATTTGATGAGGTCATTACTACGATCCAACAGCGCGGAAGCGTCTATGGACATCCGTATTACAACCACAAACGAATTGCAGGTCTATGGTCTGCATATCTCGACTTCCCAATCACACCACACCAAGCTGCATTATGTATGGCACTCGTTAAGGTTTCTAGGCTTAGTGAAACGCCAGATCATTACGACAGCATCAAAGACTTCATCGCCTATGGATCTGTCTATAAAACTGTGCTTGACGCAGTCCAAGATGAAAACTGGGAGGACTAATAATGGCTTTTAATCTTGAGGATTATGAGGATGTGGCTACTCTAAACAAATGGTTCATTCAAAACTTTCCGCTTGGTAGATCAGACATATCAGTCATTAGCCATGATCCTGAGAAAGGTTACATTTTGGTTCAGGCTACCTTATGGCGAGATGCAAAAGATGCTGCACCAGCCGTTTCTAACATTGCATTTGGATCTAGGGAAACTTACATTCCAAATATGAAAAAGTTTTATTGCGAGGATACAGCTACATCCAGTTTGGGTCGCGCAATAATTTTGCTCAAAGGATCTGATAAAACTGCAACTAAAGACGACATGAGAAAGGTTGAAAATGCACCGGTCAGAAATCTCTATGGTAAATCTGGTAATTCACAAACTATTGAAACTGCTTTACGAAAAGCATTTAGTGATGATGACAAACCAACTGATCCGAAAGCATGGTCGGTTGGAGAAGTTGTCGAAACAATTACACAAAACAAACCTAAACAACAAGAATGCTCACATGGCTTGATGATTCTAAAAGAGGGAACATCTAAAACAGGTAAGCCATATTATGGCTATGTTTGCTCTGCACCTAAAGGAGAACAATGCGATGCTCGCTGGCATAAACTCACAGCTAATGGAATATGGTTTTATGAAGGAGGTGAATAAATGGGTTATGTAGAGATTATCGATGGCTCTGGCTTAATGGCAACGATTGAAAACGATGCGATCAAAGTCGAGCCAACGACACTTCATTGCGACTTATGCAACGATGACAGATTACTTCATGAGGGCGATCTGCTTCGATGCTATTCCTGTCATTCAATCAATCGGATTCCATAGTGCCGAACTACGAATACGCTTGTGATAGAGAGGGATCGAGTATTGTATTGGATCTGCCGATGCAGCACGAAATTCCTCTTTGTCAAGTATGTGGCTTTGAATTAAGTCGTGTCTATACAGCTGTGCCAGCAATCTTCAAAGGAAGCGGATGGGCTAGTAAAGGTGGTTAAATTCAAATGTAATGGCTGCTCTGGTAATACTGAATTTATATGGCTTGATGGTTATTCCGCAGCTGATGGCTTCAGGGTTTATCAATGTCTGCGTTGCAATTGCGTTGGAACAAAGAACCTAGCAGAAGCAACTGACACTCAAGAACCTGTCATCCGATGCACTAAATGCGGATCATGGCAATTTGTAGATCAGGTTTGTCATACATGTCTATTGATTGGGACAAAATGAAGTTATTGGATTTATTCTGTGGTGTTGGAGGTGCTTCAGTTGGTTATGCTCAAGCAGGATTTGAAGTTCATGGTGTAGATCTGAAACATGGCAAAAGGTATCCATTTACCTATTTAAGGGCTGATGTATTAGATGTGCTTAAAGATGATGAGTTTATTCAGCAATTTGATGTGATTCATGCAAGCCCACCATGTCAGACGCACAGCATCACTCAACATTTACGCAATGCTCAAGGTAAATCGACCAATAAGATAGATCTGATACCTGAAACTAGGGCTGCTCTAATAGCCTCTGGTAAGCCTTATATTATCGAAAATGTAGTTGGTAGTCCATTAATCAATCCAATTCAACTATGTGGGTCATCCTTTGGCTTACAGGTTAGGAGGCACAGATTGTTTGAAAGCAACATGAAATTACAAGGATCTGAATGTAATCACAAAGCACAAGGCAGACCTGTTGGAGTTTATGGATCTTTGAATGATGAGATACCTAATGGAGGTAGAACAGCTAAAACAATTGATGAAGCTCGCAAGGCAATGAAGATGGATTGGGCTATTTGGACTGAATTAGTTGAAGCAATTCCTCCAGCATTTACAAAATATCTTGGTGAACAAACACGCAGACACGCCGTCAAATTTGGAACCGTATGATACCCTTAAACGCAAATTCGCTTTCAGAGCGAAAGGGCGATCTGCGAAGCAGAAAGATCGCAAGGTTTGGTTTGGTGATATCTCTGTTCATTGTCTTGAACACAGCCTTTCTAAAGATTGATTCCGTTTATGCTGATACAACAAACCATTACAGACAATGGGCTTTCATACAGCTTAATAACTTAGATGAGTTTTACTGTTTAGATGAATTATATTTTAGAGAATCAAGATGGAATCCTTTAGCACACAACAATGGTCATTATGGTATTCCTCAAGGTCGTAGCAAATACTTACAAAGAGCTGATGGATATAAACAGGTTGAATGGGGAATCAAATACAACAATGTGCGTTATGGTTCTATGTGTAAAGCGTTAGATCACTTCAAAAAAAAGGGATGGCATTGAGTAGATCGGCGTTAAGGGATAGTGGATCGACTAGACAATGGCGAAACATTCGAGAAAGAATTCTTAGGAGAGATGGCTATATCTGTCAATACTGTGGGCAAGAAGCAGATACAGTAGATCATGTGATACCAAGAAGATTAGGTGGATTAGATAGCGATGATAATTTAGTTGCAAGTTGCAGAAAATGTAATTTATCAAAGGGTGGGCGGTTTTTTGTGAGCAAGAGAACAC